AATTCCCCACCCCTGCCTTGGGCGCGCGCCCCAGCCGCTCTTCCATGGCCGCCAGCCGGTTTAGGGCGCCCACGGTCGGGTCGATCTGCCCCAGCAGCTGCTGCAGGTTGATCTTCTGCGCCTCGACCGCGGCAGCGGCCTGCCTGGCCTCATTGGCGGAACGGGCCTCAGCTTCCTGCAGGGCGCGCGCGCGGGCAGTCATGCGCTCCTGCTCGCTGCCGGCCATGGCCATGACTCGGGCCTTGTGGTCGATCCCCAGGGCCGCGTCCCTTGCGGCCTCAGCCAAGGCGCGCTCGGACAGGTTCGCCTCCTGGTTGCTCTGGGTCCACGCAATGGCCTGCTGGGCCACCGCCTTGTAGCGGGCTTCCTGCTGGCCCAGCTGCTGCTCCAGCTGCTGACTGGCGGTGGCCACCTGCGCCGTGGAGGCAGCTGCCGCGCTGCCGGCGGCACCGTAGGCCTGAACCTGCCCGGCGGTGCTGGCCAGCTTCCCATCCAGCGCCCCCAGTGAAGCCAGGATCTCGGAGTTGGTCCGGTTGAGCAGCTGCAGCTCGCCAATGACCGCGCCGGTACCGGTGCCGATTCGGTCAAGGGCACCACCGAGACGGTCGCCCAGCACGCTGGAGGAGCGTTCCACCGTCCGGGCCAGCGACTGGTAGTCCCGGTCCAGACGATCAGCCGCACCACCCGCGCGATCGGCGGCCGCGGCGTTCTCGTCCAGTGCCTTCGTGCCTTCGACCAGGCCACTGCTGTCGACCTTGTAGCCAAGCTCGGCAATATCCATCTGGGGCTCCCGTTCTACTGCTGCTGTGCCCGCTCACGCGCGGCTTTCTGGTCTTCGCGCACCGCGCGGAGGTACTGGTCATCCATCGCCAGGAGCATCTGCACCTCCTCTGGCAGGAGGTCGATCTGCAGCAGGCGACTCCATTCGCCCACGTCAGCAAACGTCAACGCCTCCGGGCCGCTGTGTCGGCGGCCGGAGAGCTGCCAGAACCACTCCCAGACGTGGGTAATCGCGTCCGGGACCTGCAGCTCTGGGGACTCGGCTTCGAAGCGCGCATTGCGCTGGCGCCGGGTTTCGCCGTTCTCATCCGCCATGTCGTAGCGGACGGCGATGTAGGTGGCGTCAGCCGCCTTCTTCGTCAGCCCCGCGAAAGAACGCGGCGCGATCGCTCAGGGCGATGTCGGCCTGTTCGGCTACCCAGGGCAGCTCCTTGAGCAGGGCGCTCAGGGTGTGCTGGTCAAACGCGGGCTTCTCGCCATGGAAGGTCAGCTCCCCCTTCCACTCCCAGCCGCTGATGGAGGCAGTGAGCATGCCCATGCGGGCGGCTTCCAGCTGCTCTGCCGTCACCTTGCCGCGGTAGGCCATCCGCTCGTTGGCGGACTTGCGAGCCGCTGCGCGCACCTGCGGGTGGCTGTCGGGCAGCAGGAGCAGCACCAGCCCCACCTCCTCCTCGTTGCCCGGGTGCAGGATTTCCAGGCGGCGCTCTGCCGCCACGATGTTGGTCAGTTCCGTCATGTCGTGATCCTTGATGCGATCCGAAGGGGAACCGGCGGGGAAGCTGTCGGATCAGGCAGCCTTTCAGGCGCGCGCCCTACCCCGCCGGTATTCGGTTACGGGGTGACCGGCGCCGGCACCACGATCGGCACCTGGTTCAGGCCCAGCACGTAGGTGTTGAGCACGAAGTCCTCGTTGCGGCCGCCGGGGGTGTTCGGGCCGGCCACCAGGCCACGCAGATACTCGACGGAGCCGTCGGCGCGCTCCACCTTGAAGGCGTAGGCGTCGGCGACGTTCGGGGCGCCAGCAGCGCGCATCGCCACCTGGCCCGGGTCGGTCAGGTCTTCGGCCACCTCCACCGGCGGGTCGCCTGCGTTGGTGATGCCCTTGCCCTTCAGGGCGACCAAGGTGTCCCAGGTGTCGTAGGTGACGATGTTGGTGTTGATGCCTCGCTCGCCGACGCTGCCGACCTTCTTGACCTGCACGTACTGCAAGGCCTTGAACTGGGCCTCGGTCAGGTCTTCGTTCTTGGGGGTAACGCAGATGTAGAGCTTGGAACCTGCGTTGGTCTTTGCTTCAGCGGCCATAGCCGTATCTCCTCGCGATGGGCGTAAAAAAACCCGCCACGGGGCGGGGTCGTTGGAAAAGCGAAAGGCCCGCTGGTGGGCGGGCCTCTGGAATAGATTCGGGAATAATTTGCGGTCGTTTCTGTCGTTACTTCTTGCCGGGGCCCAGCTTGGCCGCCACCAGCTGCATGGCCTGCGGCCGGGTGAACCCCGCCTCCACGTAGGCCAAGTACTCCGCGCGGACGAACCGAGCCTGCTCGGCGCAGAACTCATCCAGCAGCTGCCGATTCCGCTTCATGCGGGTGATGGCATCACGCATGGCCTGCAGCTCCCCTTCCGACGGGGGAGCGTCGCTGCGAACCAGGTGCAGGTTGGGCGGCTTGGGGCTCATGGCCGGATTCTACCCCGACACGAACCCCCGCCACCTGATGGTCACCGGGTGCATTATCCGCTCCGGGTCCGGGATGATGCTGCTGGTTGAGGGCATCTCGTAGACGGACATGCCTGCGAACTTGGTCCCCTTCCCGAAGGCCGCGATGATCTGGTCCGTGATCACCGTGCCCACCATGATCCCCTTGCCCGGGCGGTAGCAGGCCGCCAGCTGGCCGAACCCCTGCTTCAGGGACGGGCCCTCATCGGCCAGGCCGTAGTTCTGGGTTCGGTTGGGGAACCACTGCAGCTCCAGCCATGCGCCCGTGGCCGGCGGAGTGAACCCCAAACCGGGATAGGCGCAGGGCAAGCTGGCCGCCGCGGCGAAGTTGGCCACCAGCCGGGCGAAGGCGTCATAGATCTCGGTGTCCGTCATCCCATCCGTCCTTTCACCTCTTCGGTGACCTCGGCCACGATGAAGTCCCAGCGCTGTGCCGCAGCCCGAGCGAATCCCTTACCTGGTTGGGCGTAGGTCCTGCCCAGGCTGTCCTCGCCATAGAACCCATGCTCCATGCGCATTGCATAGGCCGCAGTCCAGCCGGCCCACACCGTCTGGCCCAACTCCATGCTGGCGAACACCAGCGTGGGATCCATCGCCCCGTTGGTGGGCATGCCCTCGAGGGAGGCCGCCCGGGAGTTTCGAAGGAACCCGGTATCCACCGGCATCCTCCCTCCCTGGCCCTCGGGGGTTCCCGCCTCTTCCATCAGGCGTTGCGCCGACTCTCGGAAGACGGCCAACTGCATGGCCTTGGCCTTCTCCGCAAAGGCGCGGACCTGGGCGCTGAACTTACTGGCCACGCCTCACCTCAGCCGCCATGTCCACCTGATACGACTTCGTGCAGCGGCAGCCAATCGTCTCCTCCGGCCCGGCGCCCAAGGCGGTATCGCCGGGGAACCGCAACAACGCCCCGCTCGGGGTCTGAAACGGCTCACCGAACCTGCGCTTCTGCCCGTTCATGGCCCGGTGGCTGTTGCGGGTCCGGTCGTCGCCCGTATCCGACCAGCCGCACGTGACGTTCTCGGGTGCCAGGCGGCCGGCCTCGATCTGCTGCCTGTAGGCCTCATCTCGGCCGGCGTTCATCGCCGTCAGCGACTCCGTCCTGGCGATCATCTCGCCTCGCAGCGCCAGCAGACGGTCGGAGTAGCGGCCCGCGATCTTGTCGATGTCAGTCTGCGACACCGGCTTGCCGGTGGCGATGGCGCGCTTAACGATGCCATCCAGGCGCTTGTCCCGTCGCTGCCGGTCAAAGTACGCCCCCATCTGCCCCGGGTCACCGCTGGCCAGCTGCTGCCGCACGTTCGCGACAAATTGCGACTGCTGCGCCGTCAGGCCAACCACCCCGCCGCTACGTCTACCGGTCTCGCCCACCCGCCCCACCAGCTCCAGTGCGGTCTGGCGCGGGTTGATCCCGGCTGCCATGCCGCGCGTCAGCAGCTGCCGCACCAGCACCCGCTGATCCTCTACCACGCCGGTGATCAGGCGCGACGAGTTCTGCTGCAGCCAGGTCTCTACGCCCTGGTTTCGCATGTCGAACCCGAACCGCAGCAGCGGAGTGTCGGTCGACGGGTTGTAGCCGCCGCGCACCTGCTGCCGCAGGGACAGGGTGGGCAGCTCCTTCAGCCCGGCATCGCCGCCGGCAACGAACGCCTGCCGCACCGACTCGGCGACTGGGGAGAATCGCTCCGCATCGAAGCCCAGTGCGTCCAGCACGGCGTCCACCTGGCCGGCGCGCAGCAGTTCAGCGAGCAGGTCCAACTGCACCTGCGAACGCACGCCAGCGACGGCCTGCTCGAACGCGCGGCGGATGGCCGGCTCCAGCCGCCTTGCCAGCATCTCCAACTCGCGGGGGGTGAGGTTTGCCATCAGCGTCGGGCGTGGAATTCGTAGAGGAGGACCTGGCCGCCCGGGGAGAGCGGCTGCAGGTCAACGAAATGGAACGGCTGGCCGCCCAGCAGGATTCGGTCATCCTTGGTCGGCGAAATGTCGGTCGCGGAGGAGATCAGGCCGAGCTTGTCGCCCTGCAGCACCAGCGTGGTATCGCGGTTGGTGAGGCTGTACTCCAGCTCCACCGCCCTGCAGCTGTGCAGCGTCGGCGTGCCGGGCTGCGGATTGTGTGGCGGGCCGGTGGGCGCGCCGTCTCGCTCCAGTTCCGCGGCGAAGCCGTAGCGGTCGATCAGCCGCGTGGCCGTGGCCTGCATGCGGTCGTAGAAGGCGCTCATACGACCCGCACCGCCGGACCTACCGCGGGCGTGCGCAGGAGCGGCGCCAAGATCTCATCGATGGCGGAAATGATCGGCCGATTCGGGGTCGCGCCGGCGGCGGTGCCATCGGCATAGTTGACCTCGATCGGACCCACCTTCTCCTTGGTGACCTGCTCCACCGGGACGAAGTCCGGCGACAGGCTGCCAGGGTTGGCTAGCTCGCGCAGCGCCGCCTCGTAGGTAGCACGTTCGACCTCGTCCGGGATCTCATCGGGCTGGATCGGGTCACCGTCATAGTCCACAGCACCGGTGCGGGGCCATTCGTTCGGCTGGCCCCGCCCGGCAGTGCGCACGCCGGGGAACAGCGACGACCAGCGACCGGAGGCGAGAAGCACCCGGTACCGGCCGTCGATGTAGTCCGTGGCGCGGACGAGCGCGCCGTTGCGGGCTTCTTCCGTGCCCGCAGCCCAAGCGGCGTTGCCGCGCGCCTGGTGGTAGCTGTCCGCGCCTTCCAGCGTGCCGTACATGGTCAGCCCTCGCTCACGGCGGTGCTCTGGTCACCGGTGGCCTGGGCAGCGTCCAACTCGGCATCGCGCATTTCGCGCAGCGCGGAGCGGTTCTCGGCGAAGGCGCCCACGACTGCCCCTCGCCGCCCGGGTGGCTGCCGGCCGCCTTGGCCTTCTCGGCATCAGCGATGGCCGCCTGCAGCTTCGGCACACCCCAGTTGCCCTTGGCGTCGATGCCCAGCTCCTTGGCGCGCGCGATCAGTGCGTCCTTGTCCGCACCACCCTCGCCGCCCGGGTTGCCGGCGCCGGCATCGTCGCCACCGGCGGCCGTCAGGATCTTGGCCTGCAGCCAGCCCTGCACCACGGTGTTCTTCTTGATCTGGTCCCAGCCGGGGACGACGGTCGGCTCACCCTTCGGGAGGATGGTGCCGTCCGGAAGGCCGAGGGGGCCGGTGTGGTTGTTCGTGATCTTCATACTTAGCTCCAGTGAGGCCCCGGCACGCTGCCGGG